GTTCAGGCTGCTCATTGTATAGCTTCAGGCGCTCCGTGTAGCTCATCGCGTCGAACTGTTCTTTCGTAATCTTTACGGAATCGCCAACACCGGCAGGCGGTTTAGGTTCGCCAGCCAACACCGCGGCTCGCTCTGCTTTGCGGACGTTCTCAATAAAAACCTTCTGATTGGCAAACACTTTATCCATGTCGCCAGCCGCAAGCGCGTTCGCGGTTTCTTCTGCCAGCCTTTCGTCGTAGCCAAGCCCAATAAGCTTTGCCTTGTGTTCGGAAACAATTTTCTCCCTGCGTAAGGCTTCCAGTTCAGCCCTTAACGCCGCTTCCGCTTCCAGCCGCTCCGCTTCCTTGCGTTCTTCCTCTGTCTGCTTTTCTCTAAGCTTCTTTTTGTATTCGGCTGCTTCAGCGGTAGCCTTATCAAGGGATTCCTTTTTAACAAGGCCAAACGCTTCCGGCTTGAAGTTTTCAAGCAACGCCAGCTTTTCCTCTGCTGTCATGTCCTCTCTGTAACCTTCAAGCTTCGTAAAATCAAATACCATTGCTTTGTTCCTCCTGCGCTTTTAGGTGATCTCCCACCGTTTATTTGCGTTTTATTTTAGTGTGTTCTCTCACACCTGCGATTTAAGGCTTCTCTGCCTAACAAAAAAGCGCACCAAAACAGGCCTAATCCTGCTTCGGTACGCTAGGTACACTAAACGTATTCATCGTTTTACATCTGGGGCATTTCTTCTGGATTGTGCCCGTAAAAACACCTTTAAACAACAACTTGTGGCAATGCGTGCATCTATACTCAATCAAACACATCACCACCTTCTCGCATTAGTTTCCCTTGTTTTTCCAGCTCCCGCTGCTCTCGCTTATATTTCTCGTAGTATTCTTCGCTTAGCTTCGCAGCGTCCTCCGGGTCAGAGAACAAACCGGACACTGCAAAAGCAAGTGACGGCGCAATGTGCGGGTTCCTGCTAAGCATGTCAAAGATTTGCGCCTTGGTAAGACTGTTCTCATAAATACGGCGCGTAAACTTAATTTCAATGTCCGCCAGTGTAAGCCTTGTGCCAACCGTAGAGCGGAGAATATTCAAGATGATTTTGAGTAGCTGCCGTTCAGATTCCTTAAACATCAACTCGTCAGACTTTGCGCGGGCTTCCGCATCGGAATGCCCGTCTCTCTGATACACAGCAGCCCCTGTGTCGCTTGTGCTGTTCTTGCCGTTGCGGTTTGGCATACCCACAATGTCCAGAATTGTCTGGTGCATGTAGTCAATAAGGCGCTGCGTTTGCATCTGGTCAAGCTGTTCCGCAATTATCTTAATATCCGCCCGATTTTCGCCGCCAAGCGATTTCAGCACGATTAGACCAGCTTCTTGGATGTACTTTGCGTCCTCGTCTTTAACTTCCGCATTAACCAGCACCAGCAGACTTTGAATGAACTGCTCTATTCCATCCAGCCGGTTACTCTGCACCCTGTTAATCGCATCCAGAATTGGAAGAACAACCTCTATTGGGCTTTGCCTTGCGTTATTCAGCAGATACTCAATTATCGGAATACCGCCGAACGTGCGTTTCGCGGCACGAACAAGTTGTAGGTTCCATAGCCCTTGCGATTCAAACTCAAAATAATCAGTTTCAGAGTAGGCGCTGATAATATACCGGTTGTCTTTCCTCTGCGTTATTTTGACGCCCAAAACCGGCGGTTCACCAGGCCCGGAGTAATACACCACAAACGCATACCGCGGGTCAAACACATACAAATCGAACGGCGCTTCGTCTTTTAAAAAATCTGTCCGTCCGGTGCGCAACTTTGGCACAACTTCGTTTTCGATGTACTTGTCGTTCGGAATCACCATTCTGACACCGATTCCGGCTATATACATCCACTCGGCAAGCAATCTGTCCTTCTGTGCCTTGCCGCACATCATCATCATGTCATTCAGGGCGCCAATATCTTCAGATAATTCCTTCTTGTCGCCGCGGCTTATGTACTGAATCGGCTCCCCACAAAGATAACCAGTCTTAAACGAAACGATTTCGTGCGCTCTGTTTTCGACAATTTTGTTGTTTATTTCTGGCCGAATGTGCTTTTCTCGATGCAGAATCGGCTGTTTCCCTTTGTAGTAGTTGTAGAGATAATCAATCTCGCCCTGGTTAATTAAATGCACAGAAAGAGCGTCCTGCAAAACGCTCTCGATGTTGCCCATATGTATAACCGGTTCATCGCACAGTATTTTTTTACGCCCGACAAACGGCTTTGAAGTGGTCAAAGCAATCGCCCCTGTACATTTTGATGTGCCCGCGCCGGGTGAAAGGAGGAAGCCCCGACGCGGGCGTTAGAAAGGAGGGTAAGGAGAGGAGGTGGTGAAGGAAAGAAAGACGTATGCGCAGTTTTAAACGCCGCTCGCCCCCACCCCTGCATAATGCGGCGTTTCATCCCCTTAAACAAACCAACAAGCTATTTCCATTCTTTTGTTCTGCCATCCAACCTGATTGTATCAGGCCGAAATGCCTTTGGAGGATATTGGTTCCGTACTGGATAGCCATTATAGCTCAACCACGACGTGCAGACAAAAATACACGTTTCGCGGCGAAAAACCTTGTTGTTATGTGAGTCAAGCACCAATCTGGCAGACGGCTTCTTGTCTGGGTCATGTGAGTGCCCAAGAATTGCTATGTCAACGCCTTCAATGTGAAGGTGATACCTGTTTTGCTTCTCAACATAAGTGCCCGATGCACCACCGCCGGAGCCGTGCGTCATGAAAATCATGTATGTAACCGGTTTCTTGTTTCCTTTCTGACCGAGAGAAATTTTCACGAACGCCGCATCGGGTTCATATCTGTCCCGTATTTGCAGTGCAACGAAAATGTCTTTCATTACGTCCTGGCACGATTCTTTAACGGTTCTGTATTCGTGGTTTCCTGACACGCCTGCAACTATTTTGTCCCTAATGGGCCAAAGCAGGTCAATCATCATCTCTTTCTGTACGTCCGGCGGATACCTTTCCCTGTAAACATCTGTTTTGGACGACTTTATGCCGTTGTTCAACAAATCGCCTGCCAGCAACACTGCGGCGGACGGGTCAGCTGCAATCTTCTTGAGATATGCCTGGAACTCTTTTTCCATGCATTCCTCTGCGCCCCAATGCACGTCTGCAATAGGGTAAAGGGTAATATATTCAGTTTCGCGCGGATAAGTTTTTACAATTACCTTCAACCGCCCCTAACCTCCTATATTACTGTTCCCCTATATATATTATAACACAATATATAGTAGTTGTCAAATAGTTAATACACAATATATTGTGCTTTACCAAATTCTCCTGCCAATTTCAACGTATGCGGTTGTGCCGTGATACAGCTTGTCTGCAAGCCCGGCAAGCGAATCCGGCGCATCGTCATGCAGGTTCTTCGACGTGAAGCTGAACATTGTCAGTTCATCCATAAACCGTTTATAGTCCAGGTCTCTGCACTTGGAATCGCGGAAATAGAAGCGCTTTATTGCCGGCGCGTGTTGCTCAATTCGCGACATCTTGCTTACGTTTGACGGAGCGCGCTTGCTGCTTAGGTTCATGGAATATCTGTGCTTCTCGCGCAGAATGCGGTTTACTTCGTCGCAATAGAAATCGCCGCCGGAGTTTGCTTCAAACAGCCCAATTTTAATCTTGTGTTGCAAAACTTTCTCAACAACACGCGGCATCGTAACGGTCTTGTCGCCGCGGTCAAAAATAACGTCATGTATATACACGTCCTGGCCGTACACATAGGCGATCGGCATGGAAAAGCTATCGCCGCCACCAAACGCCACGTCTGCATAGAACAAGATGTTGTCTGGCTCGCCTTCTGGCAGAACGCCGTTGTAGTATTGCAAAGATTCAGCCGGAAACGCAAGGCCCTCCTTCTCGATGCCCTTCTGCATATACAGGCAGGAGAAGTCAACCGGATCGAGCATTTCTTCTAGCTGCTTTATCCGCTCGTCCGTATACCTGTCTGGATGATCATAGTTAAACAAGCTATGCCCTTCTTCGTCGCGCACCGGCAAGGCGATAAACGTATACCGCGGATCGCCTTCGTGTTCATTTTTCATCCGCGAAAGCGGGTCGTGAACCGACCAGATGGTGCCAAGCATAATCTGCTTTACGTTGTCGCCGATGGTACGTGTCGTAATGGTGGACATGTAATCGTTATAAAGCTGTTCCAGCCGCTGCGGGCTACGGGCAACCTCTTTGTTCTTAACCAAGTCGTCAGTAACCAGCAGCTTGTTGGCACGAGTACGGCCAGTAACGGAGCCGCCTAGCGAGATAAGACCAAGCGTTGGGAAATCGCCCTTCTGCCGGGCGGTAATTGTGTAATATTCCGCCGAGCAGGTGGGCTTTTTCACGTGCGGAAACACATCCGCAAAACGGTATTCGGAATCGTCTGTGAGAATCGCCACAACGCCGTCATATACCATCTTGACCATTGCATCCGAGTAGGAAACGTACATACTCGCGCTGTCCGGGTACTTCCCGTACGTATAAGCCAGCAGGAACTTAATTAGTGTGGTTTTTCCTGTGCCGGGCGGTTGCGAAAACCCCAAAAACAGCGTTTTCTCATCGTTCAAGAACGCCTGAATCCTGCTCGCCACCTTGTGCGTTCCTTCCAGCACGCGCCTGCGCGGCTCCCAGAACTTTGCCTTCGGTTCTCTATACCACTCCACGGCAATCATGAAATCATCAAACGAATCCGGCGCGCCGTAAATGTACGTCTTGTGCGTCAGCTCATAGAAATCTGCCGCCACACGCATGTCGTTTGCGGTCTTGCACATGCGCGTAGTTTCGGCGCGAAGCCATCTGTTGTGCCTGTACGACGCTTCTTTGTCCTCCTGCCCAAGCGCGCGTAAAACTTCAAAATAATCGCTATACGCTTGAAATTCCGGTTTTTTCGCGATGTACGTCTTTATTTTTTCAAGCGTTTTCTCTAAATCATGCATAATAAAAGAGCGTGCCCCCTTTGTCTGTAGGGCACGCTCGGTGCGCTATGTTTATTCCTATGTTAACTGTTCCATCTTTCGACTAAAACCTTGCTATGTTTTCTATTTACTCGACGTCCATGTTGTAAGGATTATATGCGCACTTAAGGCAAAACTCGTTTTCATGCCAATTCGCTTTCTTTTGATGTTCTGGCCCTCGAATGCACTTTTCGCTGGTGCAATATTTTAAGTAGTGTTTCAACGCCATTTCTTCATGCCATTTTGTTCCACGGTTGCTTCTGTATAAAACTTTAGCCATAGTATTCACCTCCTTCTATTGACAACCTGCCCGGCGGTATACCGGGCAACGCTTGCGGCTTAATGTCCTATT